ATCGTCAGCGAGGGCCGAGGCCATAACTGGCACCAGGGTTGTGGACCCACTGGCGTCGACTCTCGGGCTGACGCTGAATACATGCGAGGCATGGTCGAGGCCCAGGAAGAGCGGTTTATCCGCAACACCTTCGGCGAAGAGGCGGCGGCTCAGTACGAGTACGAGCGGTACATGCGGTTCGGCGACGAGTATTAGGAGGCCACTTTGACAGAACAGTTGAGTCTCTTCGAGAGTGAGGCTGGACGCAAGGCCAATGGCTTCAAGTTCCGTGTCGGCGATGTGGTTCGAATGAATTGGCCCTGGCTCGGGCATTTCCAGGTCGCCTATCCATACCACCACGTCAAAGCAGCGGAGATCCATACGACCATAGGAGGCCACGAGATCAGGCACTATCTGTGCCACGCGGTTCCGTATGGCGCCTGCCCTGCCGAGCTCACCTGGATTCCAGAACACTATCTAATCTCCCTTGGCTTTAGCTGGTTACCGCCCAGCTATGAAGTGCTGACGGATCACCACGACCTCGTTCGGTCCCTCAGATATGGCATGGGAGATCCGTGGGATGAAGGCTGGCCAGCAGAGTACATGAACACGGTCAGCTTCCAGCCCAATAGCTTCCGGGGCGCAAAGTGGCCCTGCCACTCGCCCTACGACTTCGAACGCGAGCTGGTCGAATTCCTGGATACACAGCCGGTTAAGTGGTACGAAGTGGCCAGGGAGACCTGGTACGACTTTTTCCCTAACGATCGGCGTTCGGATCTCCACCGTCTCCAGCGAAAGTGGGGGGCCCGGATCATACAGCTCAACGCTGGCAAGCGAAACACCGGCATGAGTCTCACTCTTAGGGTGAATGAGGTCACGCACACCTCTTGACAGCCCCCCCTCCCCTTACGGTAGGATAAAAAGACGCCTACCAACACCGCACACCCAGCGGGTATAAGAAGGGGTTATGGCTCGGGCGACGAAGCTGAACGAGGCTCTGCAAGATCAGATCTGTGACGATATTCGTCTCGGTGACACCTACGTTAACGCTGCTACTCGGGCCGGGATCTCAGAGCGTGTCCTTCACCTCTGGCGTGAGAAGGGTCGCAAGGCCCAAACCGGCCAATACTTTCAGTTTTTGCAGGCCGTAAGAAAGGCCGAGGCTGAAGCCTTACGCACCGCCGCTCTCCATGTGCGAAACGCCATGTCCAACCAGTGGCAAGCGGCCGCATGGTTCCTTGAACGCCGAGATCCTGCCAACTATTCCCGTCGGACTGAGGTGAGCGGGCCCGCCGGCGCCCCGATCAAAACAGAAGCCAAAGGGCATTCTGTTATCAGAATGGACCCAGCCGAGATGAAAGAGGTCCTACTAGCCCTTGACGACGCAGGTGTCCTCAGAGGTCCGGCTACCCCCGGAGATCCTTCCCCTTAGCGACTACATCCCGCACACCCCACACCCTAAACAGCTAGCCTTTTTGTACCTGGACTATTACCGAGTCCGTGAGGCCCTATATGGGGGAGCCGCTGGAGGTGGGAAGTCCGACGCTCTACTTATGGCGGCGCTCCAGTACGTTCACATCCCAGGCTATGCGGCGTTGCTTCTTAGGCGTACCTACGCTGACCTGGCGTTGCCCGAGGCCCTTATGGACAGGGCCTCCACCTGGCTGGCCGGCAGCTCTGCCCGTTGGCGAGATGCAGAAAAGACCTGGCACTTTCCGTCCGGTGCAACCCTCACCTTCGGGTACCTGGCGGCAGAGCGAGACAAGTACAGATACCAGAGCTCGGCGTTCCAGTACATCGGCTTCGACGAGCTGACCCAATTCACCGAGACACAGTACCGATACCTTTTCTCTCGACTTCGGCGAGGCGCCGCCGCGGTCAACGTTCCGCTGCGGATGCGGTCGGCCAGTAACCCGGGCGGGATCGGTCATGAGTGGGTCAAGCAGCGGTTCATTGTTGAGGGCGCAGCCTCCGGCCGGCATTTTGTCAAAGCCAAACTGCCGGATAACCCCTCCCTGGACCAGGCTGAGTACGTGGCGAGCCTGATGGAGCTTGACCCCATCACCCGGCAACAGCTACTTGATGGAGACTGGTCGGCCCGCCATGGTGGGTCCATGTTTCAGCGCCAGTGGTTCGAGATCGTGGATGCTGCGCCGGTAAAGAACATCGTGTGGTGTCGGTTCTGGGATATGGCCGCAACGGAGCCGAAAGAAGGTGTTAAGCCCGATGCTACTGCCGGGGTGCTGATGGGTAGGACGACCGAGGGTATAGTCTATGTGGGCGACGTCCAGTGGACCCAGAGTACACCCCTCGATACCGAACGGCTGGTCAAGCAGACAGCCATTTTAGATACCGCTACCTTGCCGCCGGGTTTATTGATCCGCATGGAGCAAGAGCCTGGATCCTCTGGTAAGACGGTTATCGACCACTACCAGCGAAAGGTCCTGCCCGGCTACAATTTCAGAGGCCGTCCGTCTACCGGCCAGAAGTACATCCGAGCCGGTCCGTTCAGCTCCCAGGCAGAGGCCGAAAATGTGAAATTGATCTCAGGCCCTTGGAATGGCCGTTATCTCGATGAACATGAAGGTTTCCCGGAGATAGACCGAGATGACCAGGTAGACGGGTCCAGTGGAGCGTATAATGAGCTGGTGCGAGTCATGGGGACCCCCGAACCTTCCAAGACAATCGCTACAGCAGGCACCAGGCGCAGACTGACGGCCGCAGAGAATCCCTTGGGCCTGGACCCGGACGACCCGAAGTATTGGGACGAGGAGATCTAGATGGTACAACTCTTGACAGCTCTGGGGAATCCGCCTGAACAGGTTATTGACCAGTCGATCCTGGACTGGATAAACGAGCAGGAACAAGCCCGCCGAAAAAGTTACGCGGTCTACGACGACTACTACGAAGGCGCTCAGACCGTCAAGCTGACAGACCGGCTCAAGAAATTCCTTATGGCCGATGGCCTCAGCTTCCGGGATAATTTCTGTGAGGTCGTGGTGGACGTCCTGGCCGAACGGTTGGAGGTCATCGGTGTCGACTCCAAGGACGAAGAGCTCGATACCTGGGCCTGGGGTCTCTGGCAGGCGAACAGGATGGATGCCGTCCAGCTCTTAACTCATTCCCAGGCCCTCATTAAAGGCGACTCCTATGTCCTGGTGAGTTTCGATAACGCCGAAAAGGTGGTCAAGATGCACCACCAGGACGCCCATATGATCCTACCTCGGTACGACCCCAACACCGGGGAGATGGTCTGGTGCAGTAAAAAGTGGACCGAGATGATCGACTCCATGTCCAAGACCAGAATGAACCTCTTCTACCCGGACAGGATCGAGAAGTTTATCAGTCGCGGTGGCTCCCACAATTGGCAGCGGTTCCTCGACGACGGCGAGGATACGTGGCCTGTGCCATGGGTTTCGGCTGACGGTAGGCCGCTCGGAATCCCGATCATTCATTTCCGAAACCGTCCCAACGGAAACGACTTTGGGACGTCGGAGCTCTACAACGTAATCCCGATGCAGGACCTCTTGAATAAAAGCCTGGTCGATCTCATTCAAGCTCTGGACGTTCACGCATTTCGTCAACGATATGTTGTGGGTGTACAAGCCGCTGGAAATCTCGAGTCTGTCCCGGGTGCTGTCTGGGATCTCTCACCGAAAGATGTGTCGGAGCAGATATTAGTTGGCGAGTTTGAGGCCGCAGACGTTGACGGGATGCTGAAAGCTATCGAGACCATTGTTCAGCACATCGCCGGTCGGTCTCGAACACCCCAGCACCTGTTCCACATCACCGGCAACTATCCGAGTGGCGAGTCGCTGAAAACGGCTGAGGCCGGTTTGGTCAGCAAGATCAAGAACCGCCAAGTCGGGTTTGGCAATGCCTGGGAAGATGCGATCTCTCTTGCTTACCGGTTAGCCACCAGCTTTGGTCAGGAGGGTACCCCCATGATGAGGGAGGGTACCCCTTGGATGGGGGTGGGCACCCTGGTAGAGATGGTATGGGAAGACCCAGAGATCAGGAACGAGCTGACCCATCTCCAGGCCCTTAAAGAGAAGCTGGCCCTGGGAGTTAGCCAGCACCAGATCTGGCGGGAGATGGGCTACGACCAGGATCAGATCGACCAGATGGACCAGGACCAGCAAGACCAACGGGTCCGGGACACCAACCTCGGGGCGGCGATCCTTGAAGGTTTCAACCGCGGTCAGAACGTCTAGGCACGTTATACGCAGGCTTAGGTACGGGGAACTATGCGCTGGCATCGGTGGCCTTAGTATCGCTATGGAAAGGCTAGGGTTTGAGCCCAAATGGTTTGTAGAGATAGACGGATTCTGCCAGAAGATACTAAGGAAGCACTGGCCCTCAACCCCGATATATGGCGACCTGAAGAAATTGACCTCCTCTGTGCAGGTTTCCCGTGCCCTCCCTGGTCCACCGCTGGTAAGCGTCGAGGAGACGATGACGAGCGGAACCTCTGGCCCGAGGTCTACCGATCCATTTGCTATCTACGACCCCGATACGTCTTCCTGGAAAATGTCCGGGGCCTCCTTACTTTCGACTACTTTGGCACCATACTCGGGCAGTTGGCCGAAGCAGGGTACGATGCGGAATGGGGTGTGTTTTCGGCGGCGGAGGTCGGTGCAACCCACAAGCGGGAACGGCTCTTCATCCTGGCCTACGATCGATGCCAATCGGAGCAGTTATGCAGGGAGGGGGTATGGGCCCAATTTGAGGCAGATAGCCAGCACATGGCCTACGCCCCAGGCAGCGGACCTACCGAACAAGAATGCCAACATCAAGAAATGGGACGGGTTCAACTCCCTGACCAGCATGGCGGAGAAGAGGTGGGGTACCCCTCGCTATGGAGATCACAAAGAGGGGATGGCGGCACGAACCAAAACGCCAACCAATTCTTACCTTGGCCGCCAGGCCCCTCGGACACCGATGCCTGGGGATACGTCCTTGAGCGGTGGCCCTTCCTCGCCCCAGCATTGGCCGTCCCCTCGAAGGGGAAAGTCCGACAAGTTGGAATCGCACCACGATTCAGCAACACCAGTCGGTACAAAATTGAACCCGATGTTCGTGGAATGGTTGATGGGACTCCCCATAGGCTGGACCGAGTCCCCAGACTCAAGGCCCTTGGAAACGCCGTCGTGCCCCAGACCGCCATGCTAGCCTTCAAGACTCTTTGGAAGAGGATGTATAGGCATTAGCTTGACCTACTAAAACTGTTTGGATAGGAGAACCATGAGCTCTCAAGCTAGTCTCACGCCCCGGCGGTACCGGTGGGGTAGCCCCAGCTCCGGGACCCGCCACCGGTCCAGACTCATCAAACACTCCTGTACCCAATGCCTTGGCCGGGGCTATTTCAACTACCGCCGCGGTCAGAACGTCTAGGCGTGGTATGCTCAGGCTTAGGTACGGAGAACTATGTGCTGGCATCGGTGGGTTCATAGTAAAGCCAATAGGCTAAAGGATTATATTGGGAGTTTTCAAACCGTATTACATTGACCCTGTTGTAACGCTTTATCAGGGCCACGCTTTGGAGGTGCTTGCCAGTATGGAGGAGGCGTCTGTCCAAACAGTCGTAACCTCTCCTCCATACTGGTGACGTGGGGCCTCAGAGATTATGGGAT